TATTTAAAAATACCAAAAAAGGTGATATTATTTATGAAAATAGTATGAAAATAAAAGTTTTAAATGTAAAATTTTGGAGTTCTGATATGGATTTTCACGATTTAATAATTCTAACCTTAAAAAGATTACCTGATAAAACTTGGTTTGAAATCATAAAAGAAAAATTATGCAAATTATGGAAACAAAAGAAATGAAAATACAGGTGCCAGAGGGCTACGAAATTGACAGAGAAAATTCAACTTTTGAAAATATAATTTTCAGGAAGGCGGAAAGAAAGCTACCTAAAAAATGGGAAGATTTAGAGAATGTAAATGGATATTATGCGGATAGTTGGGGTGATGTAAGATGTTATTATGGTGTTAATACTCCAGATCATACGAATAAAAACATTTTTCCTACCAAAGAAGAAGCCGAAGCATGTTTAGCACTTGCACAGCTGTGTCAGCTTAGAGACAGATATAACGATGGTTGGAAACCCAATTGGAATAGTACGGCAGAAACAAAATATGTTATAGAAATATTTAAGAACAATATAGTTAAAAATCTTTATGGGGGTAAACATAGAATATTAGCTTTCAAAACAGAAGATCTCAGAGACAAATTTCTAGAGAATTTCAAAGATTTAATCGAAACAGCAAAACCATTGTTATAACAGACCACAGCGAAACAACTGTAAAAGAATAAACAAAACCTACAAAAACAAAAGCATTTAAATTTTAATCATATGGATATCATTGGAAACATCTACAGCAGAGAGGCTGCAGAGCAGAAAACAGAAACATTTCGTGTTCAAGAGTTCTTATTGGACGCCTCTTACTTCGACAATTACAATCAGACTAATCGAGAGAACTTTCTCAAAATGCAGGTTAAGAACGCCAATATTGATAAGTTGGCGGCGATTCATAACGGAAGTAGAGTGAAGGTCTTTTTTACCATAGAAGGAAGATTCTACGACAAAGAGGATGGAACAAAGGGACACGCTCAGAATCTCTCTGCGTTCAATTTCGAAGTGATTAAGCTGGCTGAGAATAAACCAGCCACTCCTGCTGCTCCTGCACCACAAGAAACCGACTTCTAGATGCTTAGGCGCTAATTAGTTTTTTTTCATTGTAATCCGCTCAGATTTGGGCGGATTTTCTTTTTTGATATGCACCAGTTTTCGCACACCTACAAGGCGGCGATTTTCACAACCCCCTGTCACCCCCAAAAAGTTGTAAAAAAGTTGTAAGGATTGTAAGGAATTATCCGAGCGGTCTGTTTGTCGGGTTTTACCGCCTTACAACTTTTATTTTTATTTTGTAAGGAATGGATAATCCTTACAAAAAAATTGTAAGGGAAAAACTGCCTTACAAAATGAATTTGGCTGTTGTATGGGATTCTTACAACTCAAAGTAAGGTATAAATATTTGAAAAATAAGCACTTACAAAATCCTTACAATTCTTACAACTTTTTTCCTACTTTTTAGAGAATTTCAGAATAAAAGTTTCAGAAACTAAAAAAAGCAGAGCCTTTATAATATGGTGGAAAAATCCTATACTTGCTCAAAAAAATAAGGATGCTAGTAAGTATATTTTTGCCAGTGAGTAAGCCGATCAAGCAGTTTTTGACTCAGAAATTTGGTGCGGAATATCAGCCAAGCCGAGATAATTGGTTCGGAATTCTTATCAGTTCCCTTTTGAGTAAGAAAAATTCGAACTGGGATGATCGTGGAAAAAACGAAGTCTTTGAGGAGGAATATAAAATTTCCTTCAAATTGTCTTATTCAGACAAGCACGGCATCTGCATTCTTCCTACGCACGAGCAACTGCTTCGGCGTGCGGTGGAAAGTTTGTTTCGGGAGCATCTGTATGAAACAGCAGTTCTCAATAAGCTCTACTATGATATAGAGTATAAAACCTCCATAGAAAACCTGCTGAATTTCTACGGAATCCACGAGGAAGAAAAATCCTATTACCAAACTATCATTAGGGATTTTAACAGAAAAAAGGATAAAATCGCCCAACGATTAGAAAATCAGCCAAATAAAATATTTTCGTAAAAAAACTTTAAAATATGGTGGAAATCAGCAATATTCCAGAAAAATTCTTTCGTGAAATTCGACAAATCGAAATTTTCAACGCCAAAGAATATTCATTCACAGCGAACAGCACAGGCAAGAGTGTTTCTGCTGAACCGAAAATAATCTTTAAAAACATCGTTCCCGAGGACTTCGATAGGTCTATTAAAAGAAAATCCAAAAACGGAAACACTTTTTTCGAGGTGGATCTATCATTTAACCTCTATGGTCTCAGCCCAATGAACATCAGTGCTTATTCTGTTCTTTTGAATAAAAAGAGTTTTTCTGTCCGCCTGGTGACCAATGTGGATTCCATGATATTGGGTAATGAACAAGAGCCGTTCATGGTAGAAGTTCACGATGGGCGCAAGGATGATAATTCTGGAAGTGATAGGATGCAGATCCAAATTTCTGGCGCTACCATTATAGAGCCCAAAGCCCAGAGCTTATAATTTTCTGTCTTTTTTTTAAAAGCCTACATTTTAGATTTTTGAAAAATAAAATCTAAGAATGTTTAATGGTAATACTTTATTAAATACTCCGCTGGCAATAGATAAAGGCTATTTGATGAGCCTTGTTCCATCATTGGCAGCGGAATTTATGTTGATGAAATCCTCTCCTATACAGAGTGTAAAGGAGAGAGAAATGCAGTATTTATCCAAAATCAACAAACAGGGAGAAGGGAAAGAAAATATGAAGTTTCCTGTAATAGTGGATATTGTGGGAGCAATCACTAAATATTCTACTTATTTCTCTTACGGCACCCAGTTCCTTGGGGAGCTCTTGAAAGAATTGGATAGAAGCCCAAGTGTTTCGGGAATCATCCTTAATATAGATTCTGGAGGCGGTATGGTCTCTGGAACCGCAGAGCTTACCCATATCATCAAGAATTTAGAAACTCCTACTATATCATATACCAGCGGTTATCAGTGTTCGGCTGCGCTGGACATTGCTTCTGGGTGTGATTATCATATGGCATCTCCTTTTGCTGATAAAATCGGCTCCATTGGGACGATGCTCTCTTATCAAGATTTTTCAGCAATGTTCGAAAAATGGGGAGCAAAAATCTATGAAATCTATGCTCCACAGTCTACAGAGAAGAACAAGGAGTATCGTGAGTTGATGAAAGGAAACGAAGAACTCTACACTGAACAGCTGAAAGTTTTAGCAGATGATTTTATTTCCAGAATGAAAGAAAATTTTGGGGAGAAGCTGAAAGATGACGGGCATGTTTTCAAAGGAAAAACCTACACTCCGAAAGAGGCTTTGGAAATCGGTCTTATAGATGAACTCGGTTCTTTAGCAGATGCATTGAGCAAATTTTAATCAATAAATTAAATAAAAATGAAATTTACAAGAATCACAGCCCTACTGGGACTAGCGCAACTAACATTCCATGCAGGAGTGTTTGGAACGCAGAAGCCTTTTGCGAAGCTATCGGAAGAGGAATTGGAGAAAATAGAAAACGCCTTGGCTGGTCTGGAATCAGAAGGAATGGCGGAAGAACTGGAAAAAACCAAGCAGAGTCTTTCCGATGCTGTAACGAATTTAGAGGTCGTAAAAAAAAATTCGGAAGAAACGGCACAGGCGGTAGAAGCCGCACTAGAAACTGCAGGGTTAAAAGAAGAGGCTAAAGAAAGCGTGGTGGAAAACATCGCTTTACTTGGGGAAAAATGCAAGGAATTCGGAGGCTCTAAAAACAGACATTCTGTAGTAGAGAATGACGGAACAGAGAATTCTGAAAATGGTTTGATTGGAGGATTTATGAATCCAGAAGATGAGCACAACAAGTTGCTCCAGAGAGTAAAAAAGTAGAATAAATAAAAAAATAAGAATATGAGTTTAAAAACAGATCAGATTAAAAACGAGCTTATTCGTTATTTATCTGTAAACCCTACTTTATTTAGCGGTATGGTTTTGTCAAGCGAGGTTTACATCAACCAGTTTGCAAGAACAGTTACCAAAGTAAAGGGACATTATCCATCGGTTCAGGCATTGATGAGCCATGTAGTTCAGATTTTTGATTCCAAGAAAGTGACTCCTTATGGAGATATTACATTCTTATACAAAGATTTGAAGAATTTTCATCAAAAAGTGGATTTCCAAATAGATCCAGCGGAAATTTTGGGAAGTATTTTTGAAGAAAAATACGAAGAAAGTAAAGGTCTGCAACAAAAGAGCATCTCTGTTCTTGCTATGCAGATTTTAAAAGAAAAAGTGATTGATGATGTTAATATTCTATCTATCACTGGTAAGTTTGATTCTTCACAGAAAGGGCAGGCATCTCCTACATTCGGTTCATCAATGGACGGTTTGAACGAGGTTCACAAGAAAATAGCAACGGATACTACAAATCCAGCATTCTTGATTCCTGGTGATGCGATAACTAAAACCAATGTTTTGGAAGTTGTAACGGAATACGAAAGACAGATTCCATCACTTTATAAAAACAAAGTGAAAACTATCTTCATGAGCCAAGCTGATGCGGAAGATTATCAGATTGCATATGAGGACAGGTTTGGACAAAACAAGTTCCAGGATGATGCCATGAGAACAAGACTTGGCAAGAGACAAATCGTGGGCATACCGAACCTTACCAAAGGAACTATCGTGTCTACGGTGGACAATAACCTATTAAGGCTTATTGATGAAATTGACAATCCAGCGACTATTACTTCGGTTCAAGAGAACGGAAGAATATTGGATATTCTTGGAGAGTTCTCTCTTGGATATGATTATGCTGTAAACCAATTGGTATTCATGCATACATCAGACGGAACGAAGAAACGAGGATTGAACAATGCGGATCAGAACGAATTGTTCTATGCAAGTGAAAAACTAAGTGTGTAATCCTATACCTGTAGGCACTTTAGGGTGCTTACAGGTTTTTCTAAAAAAAATAATATTATGGCAAAAGAAGACGAAAAAGTTTCTGAAAACATCGAAGAAACTGCAGGTAATACTGAAGAATCTACAGAAAATGTAGCAAAGGAAACTCAGCTTGATACCAGGGAAAACGAACTGAATGTTTTTGCGGACCAGCTGAAAGAAAAAGAAGCTGAACTGGACAATCGTGAGAAAGAAATCGCAAAAAGAGAAGCTGAACTGGATAAGAGAGAAAAATCTCTTACAAAGAAAGAACCTAAACCAGCAGAGCCAAAAGCAGAAGCTGTTTCATTTGTTTTCAACGGAGAAAATTACAGATTCACTGATGATGCTCCGAGCAAAATCAGAATCGACGGCTTCGTAAAAACTCAACAGGAAATCTCTCAGGACGAAGATATACTGCTTCAGTTGGTCGTTGGCGGGTCTGGATTGATAGAGAAAGTTTAACCAAAAAATAAATAAAATTATGGCAAGTTGTTTTGATAGCATTCCGCACGAGAACTTGGAGCATTGTCCAAATGATGAAATCAATTCTGGGATTGCAACGAAGTTGTATTATGTTCCTGTAGATTTCATTAAAAGTATGGCAAAGCCTACGATTTCTACTACCTATGCCAGCAGGGTAACCATTGCAGCAGGAGGTATTGTTCTTAATAGTGGCAAAGCATGGAAATCCATCGATATTCAGATGGATGAAGGAGAGTTGAAACCGACCCTTACAGGGAATGTGGGCAACAAGAAGACAAAAACAGAATTGGAATTTCTTATTCCTGGTCTCAGAACGGAAGTGTTGGGCTGGATAGATGCCTATAAGAATGCTCCGTGTGTTTTTGCGGTAAAAGATGCCAACGGGAAACTCTTTGTGATTGGAAACAAAGACCTTGGAGCAAGAATAGATTCTGCCGAGGGAACTACAGGTAAGAAGATAGATGATAACTCTGGAGTAACAGTGAAGTTGGTAGCGAATGCGAAAACTTGTGTGTATGAAGGAGAAATCACATTAGAACCTGCAGCGTAGAAAATTGGAAAAGATGGATAAAAAGTATTTCAAACTGAATGTTCCGATTGGAACAAGGATTATCAGTTCTCGTGGTGATTTTGTAGTGGAAGAAGTTCCAGATGATGCTTTTGATTTTTTCCAAAGAGGCTCTCAGTGGCTTTCGCTGGAGCCAGAGGCTGTAGAGGGTCTTTCCAAATTGTCGGAAACGAAACTTAAAAGCCTTTTAGCTCTCAAAGAAAGGCAGGATATGACAGAAGACGCTGGCATTATCCGAGAGGCTTTGGAGCAAATTCTCCTTACGAGAACGGAGACAGCAGAAGATAAATCAAAATCACAAAAGAAACAGGAAGCCTAGTGCTTTCTGTTTTTTATCATTATGAATGCAAAAGAACACCAGGAACTTTTAGAAAAGTATATTTCATACGGAGGAAACCAGCGGATAACGGAAGCCTGCAGGAGGTTTTCCCTGCAGAATTTTGCAAAGCTGAAATATGAATTTTCTCGATTGAATAAGCCTGCAGAAGCGAAAGTTTCAGCTGAAATCCGAGCCGATAAACCAGCAGACCAAGAGAGTGGAATTCCGAAACCAGAAGCGCCGAGAAAAGTATTCAATGATTTTATTGCAGATTATCCCGTGGAGCTTCATAAGGCTTTCCGTAGACGCTGGGGGCTGTGGATGGAGGCTTGCTCCCTTAAAATTCAGCTCGGAGAACTTGACCCTAAAGACGAAGATGAAGCCTTTGAGATTCAATGGAAAATTTGGAATTGCTTTAAAGAATTTGACCAATGCCAAAAAGTGCTGAAACATTACAGAGAGTATAAAAGAATAATGCCTTTGGAGACTGAAACTGATTTTGAGGGGATGAGCGAGCTGGAAATTTATAAGCATCGGGACAATCTTAGGGCACTGATCACAAGGAGGAAACAGACCATTAAGAAAATGGAAAATTCCCTACCTGCTCCCGAAGACCCAGAATATAAAAGCCGATTGCACACGCTGAACCTCAAAAGGGAACAGCTCCAAGAAAAAGAAAACGAACTCATGGAATGCGAAAAATTTTTGAATAATGGAAAATAAAATACATGCTCCTTTGGAATGGTATACGGTTCAGAGGAAAGTAAAAGAGTTAGTGCCTTGTGATTTTAATCCAAGACAAATAAATGATGCCGATATGAAGAAACTCCGAGAGAGCTTGGAGAAATTCAATTTGGTAGAAATTCCAGTCATTGACCTTGACAATACGCTGATAGCAGGACACCAGAGAGTAGCTGCGTTGTTCGTGCTGGGGCGTGGTGAGGATAGCATCGATGTAAGGATTCCAAACCGAAAGCTTACCGAGGAGGAATTCAAAGAATACATGCTCCGAAGTAATATCCATAATGGTGAATTTGATTGGGAAAAAATAGAGGAATTCTTTCAAGATTTAGACCTTGAAGGTATCGGAATGGATATGGGCGATTTTGATGAATTTTTGAAACAGAACGCTGTGCTTCCGCCTGAAGAAGAGGGCGATTTTGATGCCTCACTTCATGAAAAAACGCAAAGTGTAGAGGGGGATTTATTCGAATTAGTTTCTAAAGATAAAAACATAAAGCATAGGTTCTTGTGTGCCAGCTCCACTGACTCAGAGAACTGGGCGAGGTTGCTTGGTGATGACAAACTGAACCTATTACTTACCGACCCACCGTATAATGTAGACTATCAAGGAGGAACGAAAGACAAACTAAAAATCAAGAATGATAAAATGAGCAATGATAATTTTTATCGTTTCTTGTATGATTTCTTTGTGAACAGTTATGTTTTTTCTCATGCTGGAGCACCTGCGTATGTATTTTATTCGGATTCGGAGGCTATCAATTTCAGACAATCTATGCTGGATGCAGGGTATAAGATTTCCTCTACTTTGGTCTGGGTAAAGAATTCATTTGTATTAGGAAGGCTGGACTATCATATGCAGCATGAACCTGTTATTTTCTGCGAAGAAACACAGCCTACGGAGATAGAAACGCACCGCTCGCTGGTGTATGGCTGGAACGCAGAAGGAGCTCATCCTTGGTATACGGACCGAAAGCAAAGTTCGATTTTAAGGTTTGACAAACCACAGCGAAACGCAGACCATCCTACGATGAAACCTTTGGATTTAATGGGGTATTTGATTAAAAATTCCAGCAGACAGGGGGAAATTGTAGGTGATGGCTTCTTAGGTTCTGGCTCTACCTTGATAGCTTGTGAGCAAAACTGGAGAGCGTGCAGAGGCTTTGAGCTGGACACGAGGTTTTCGGATGTTATTGTAAGACGGTGGGTGTCCTATATGAAAGAAAACGGATTGGCTTATGAAGTGTGGAGGAACGGGGAACAGCTTACAGATGCTGAGATAGAACAATTTAATAAAAAGTCAGAGGAATAAACCTCTGATTTTTTTTGTAAAAAAAATGAAAAAAGTTAGTGAAAAATTTGGATATTGTGAAAATTCACAGTATCTTTGTGGTGTTAAAAAAAGCGAAAGATATGAAGTTAACAGAAAAAGAAAAGGAGTTAATCGAAGCAATTAGAAACTTCTTAAAATCAAAACACAATCCCTCAATAGAATTAGAGTTTTATGCAAGGGAACTTTTCGAAAAGATGATGGATGGAGAAGAGGAAGAAAAAGAAAAGTAAAAAATAAACCGCCCAAAGCGGGCGGTTTTTAATCTAAAAATATTAAGATATGGAAATAGGAATCAGTAAAAAAGTGGCTTATAAAAAGCAGTTAGAAGATATTATTGTAGATGTATCTTGGGGCAAGATTTCCAAGAATTATTTCGGGAAATCGGCATCATGGATATATAATAAACTTTCCGAAATAGATGGAAACGGAGGAAAAGGTGGATTTACTCCAGAGGAAAGTGAGCAGTTTAAGGGAGCATTATACGACCTTGCTGAAAGATTGAGAAAGGCTGCTGATAGTTTTCAAGCATAAAATACAAATTTCATAGAAATTTGCTTTTTTTAACATCTGCCCTGCATTTGCAGGGCTTTTTTTTGTGTTTTGCCGTGACTTCGGGGTTTCTTATATTTGGAGCATGGAATTGTCAAAATTCAAGAAAGACAGCAGTTTTCAGCGTATAAAGGCGAGTTACCTAGATGAGAGTTCAGTGGAACTGACCGAGCGTGAGGTGGAGAAAAAGAAGAGGATGAGCCACGCATGGTCACTAAGATTGAATAACAAATACTCTACTTATCAAGTAATTCAGATACTGATGAGAGACCACGGGATTTCTCAGGCTTCGGCATATCGTGAGTATAATATGTCCATGCAGATTTTTGGCGAGCTGGATGCTACTACATTGGCAGCGGAACGGCAGGTGCTGAAAGAGGCGTTTTGGAACGAATACCAGAAGGCTGTAAAGGCTGGTAATGGAGACCTTGCAGTTAAGGCGCTGAAAGAATACAGGGAGCTATTTAATTTTGATGAAAACGAAAACCAGATAGACCCTAACAAGATACAGGCGCATGAGTATAACATCAGAATGCCGAGAAGAATTTATAAGATGATGGATAAGGAGTTTGCGTATGGCGTTGTAGATTTTAATAATTTAGAAATCGAAGATGCAGAATTTAGGGAAGTAGAAGAAACGGAAGATGATGATGAATAGAGAGATTAGTAATTTGATAAAGCCACAGAAAGAGATTCTGCTCAATCCTATGCAGATGGCGGCTGTTCTGGCAAACCATCGCTATAAAATTCCTTATATCACAATAGAAGCGGCGAGGGGGTCGGGCAAGTCTACTGTATTGGGGTGGTTTTTAAAGGAAGCCGTGAGGCAGATGCCACGCTCTACTGGTGTGATTGTGGGGGAGACTTTTGTGCAGATAAAGTCCAGAACCCTGCCATCTACCAAGGAGGGGCTGGAGATGTTTGGGCTGTATGAAGGTTATGACTATGTAGTGGGAAAGAGCGGGGTATCTATGGGGTTCGAGCGACCATTCCAAGCGCCCGACAGCTGGAATAATGTAATTCATTTCAGAAATGGCGCCATTGCGGTGATGGTTTCGCTGGACAATCCCAATTCAGGAAGGGGATTGAATTCTTATTGGGTAATGGGCGACGAGGCTGTATTGCTTACCTACGACCGATTATTCAATAATGTTTTGACAACCAACAGGGCAAAGAAGGAAATATTCAAAGGCAAATCTATGCTTCATGCCGAGATATTCGTTTCTTCCGTTGCCATGACCAAGAAGGGGGAATGGTTCACTAATAGGGAGAAAATGGCAATAGAAAACCCAAAAGAGTATACCTTTATCAAAGCATCTTCGAAAGTAAATATCCACAACCTAAAGCCTGGCTGGATAGAGAAGATGAGAAGAGAGGCGCTCTCAAAGACTATGTTTGAAGCTGAGATACTGAACATCCGCCCTGGGAAGATTGCAGATGGTTTCTATGCACAGCTGAGCAAGAAGAATTATTATAAGTATAAATACGATATTGATGCTTTGGGGGATTTGACAGAAAACTATGTGCCGAGCAGTAAGTATGACACTGACCTAGTGCGTGGTGTTCCGCTACAATTCAATTTGGATTTCGGGGGAAGAATTAACTGTGGGACAGTATCGCAGTATCTAGAAAGCCAAGGAGAGATAAGGTTTATCAAGGAGTTCTTTGCGAAGAATCCTGATAAACTTTCCGATATGGTTAAGCAGTTCATCGACTACTATAAACACCACCAATCCAGCTGTAATGTAGTGCATCTGTATCATGACCGCTCTGGTTACAAGTCTGAGGCGAACTCCAAGACTACATTGGCAGAAGATGTAGAGAATGCGCTCCGTTCGGCGGGATGGATAGTGATTAACCAGACACCGAACACGAATAATCCCGAGCATATACAGAAATTCAGATTGATTAACGAAATTCTTTCCGAGCAGAATCCTCAGCTTCCTATTGTTAGGATAAATGAAAACCAGTGTCCGAACTTGATAATATCAATGGAGAATGCACCTCTGACAAGTGATGATGCTTTTAAGAAAGACAAATCCTCCGAGCGAAGCAGTACAATTCCACAAGAACACGCCACTCACTTTTCGGATACGCTGGATTACTGTTTGTTTTGGCAGTTCAGTTATCTTTTGGATTACGACTACTCCGATTCCTTTATTATTACCAATATTTAAAACCTACAGAGTCTCCTCATTTCGAGGAGATTTTTTTGTTTTTGGCTTTCCAGCATTTCGGGGAAGTCCCTTTCATATTTCGGTAAAAAATAAAACTGCAATTGTAGAAAAAACTAAGGCGGCTCGTGGGTTAATTTGCGCACTTTGAGAAAAAAACAAAAAATTCATAGGTTAATAGTTTGATAAACAAATGATTAGTTTCAAAATTTTGAGAAAGAGCCTTGTTTTTTGGTGTTTTTTGGTGTGTCTTTTATGCTTTCAGTGTGTTGTTTGATATTTGCGCCATGGAAAAAACGCTGTTTTTATCTGATGTTCTCACGGAAATGAAAAAAGTAGACACCCGCAAAAATCCTGTCCCTTTTTCTCTAAAAATTAGAAGTTTTAATCTGCAAAATAAAACGGGGGGAAAATTGATAAGTTACGAGGATGCGGTTCTGCTTCGTCCTCCTGCGAAAAAAGGGGCGGTAAGGCTGGCGGATGAAACGCCCTTTAAAAATCCTAACCATTGGGAAAATCGCACCAGGAATATCAAACTAAAAAACGGCGAAATAAAGAAAATACATATTATTTTCATCGAGGAATTTAACGGCGAAAAGGTGGTTTTTTAATAAAAAAATAAATAAAAATGCAGAAAATAGACAATGACACCTATATAGTAGGGGGTAATTCTGTGGTGAGTTTTAGTGGTGCTGCCAAAGGCGCCAGCGCAGAGCCTCACAGCGTTGCGAAAATAAACGCATCGGCTACGGATTCCAATAACTGGTGCAACTGGGGCGATGATAACCAATATCCTAAACGCCTGATGGAAAAAGTGGCGATGGTGGGCGCTACTTTGGGAGGATTGGAGGTGCTTACTTCGGCTCATTATGGGCTGGGGCTGAAGGTTTTTGAATTGATAGAAACCGAGGGTGATGCAGAGTTTAAGGAAAAAATCCCAAGCAGTGAGCCGAATATCTATGATTTTTTTGATAGAACGCAGTTCGAATTGGTATTGAGCGATTTGGTGGCGGATTTTGAGTGCTTCGGTATTGCTTTCCCAGAATTTCTACTCAGTCCGAACGGCGAAGAAATTATTTCTGTATCGAGACAGCAGGCGGGGTTCTGTAGGTTTGAAAAGCCAAAAAACGGCATGATAGAAAATATCTACATCAATTCTGCATGGGGCGAAACGGATTTTAACGAAAAAGATATCATAAAGGTGCGATGCTTCGGGCAGAATTTGTCCATGCAGGAAATCAAGGACTACTGCAAGGCGAAGAAAATCAGCAAGTTCATTGTTCCGATTGTCAATACCTTGATGATAGAGAAAGTTTACCCATCAGTTGGCTGGCATTCTTCGTTCAAAAACGGCTGGATGGATGTAGTATTGTCCGTTCCAGAGCTGAAAAAACGAATGTTTGAGCAGCAGTTTAACTTTAAATATATGATTCATATCGCTGATGATTTCTTCATTCACAGATACGGAAAGGATGAGTGGGCGAAGTTCGACAGTGAGCTGAAAAATAGATACAGAGAAGAGCTGGTAAATAGCATAGACAAAGAGATGACGGGGAATAAAGGAAGCGGAAAAAGTTTGATTTCTCCATTTTTTAGGGACAAAAACTCGGGAGAGCTGATAAAGGGAATTCAGATTGAGGAAATCAAGCAGACACAGGCTGGCGGTGATTTTCTGCCCGATGCCAGTGCAGGAAACTCGGAGATTTTGTTTTCTATGGGGGTAGATCCAGCCCTGTTGGGTGCTGGCGTTCCTGGTGGAAAAAACTTGAGCGGTTCTGGATCTGATAAACGGGAGGCATGGACGATACTTTGTGCGAGGCTTCCGAGGAAACACGCCCGAACGCTTTGGGTTTTCAGACTAATTCAGAAATGGAATAACTGGAACAAAGACCTCGTGGCAAAATTCCCGAATATCAATCTGACAACCTTGGACAAAAACCCAAATGGACAAGTGGCAGTTAAGAATTAAATTACCAAAAGTAAAAGTTTCGTAATCAGTGCGGAAAATATAGTAACAATGGAAAAAATAACAGAGCAGAAAGCCAGAGAGCTGGTGAGCTTTCCCAAGAATTTTGATTTTGAATTGATAGACCAGCAGTATGGATTTGAGAGAAAGATTTTCTCCTTGGTAGACAAAGAAGTATTCCAAGAGCTGGAAACCTCCAATCCAACGGCTTATAATAATTTGGTGACGGCGGGGCTTCATTACAGCTTTGTTTTGTCGCTTCCGAGGATAAAGGTTCATCTGAGTAATTATGGTATCAACCAATATGAACAAGGGACGACTAAAAACGCCAGCTGGTGGGATGTTCGTGACTTGGCTTTGAGTTGGCTCAGAAAGGCAGATTTTTATTTAGCAAAAGCCTTGAATATTTTGGCGGAAAAACAGGAACTGCCTTTTTTCAAGAGAAGTTTCTCGCTTCTGCCGTTTTCTGAAACGAGATATTATTTCGGAGAAATTTCTCCAGAGGTTTATTTGATGCTTTCAGATTTGATGCGTGGTGCTTTGGATGAGTTTCTTTCCAAAATGAAACCTTGTGAAGCAGATGTTCTTCTGGGCGATGATGTGCTGAAAAATTTGATAAAAAAATACTGTATTGATAGATCAATAGCAGATGCCACAGCAGAGCAGGGCTATCTATTTACCAGCACAGGCATCGTGGTGCAGTATGAGGAATTGCCGTGGCAAAAGTCTGTAGTGCTTACAGATGAGGAAAAAATAAGATTCCAGGAACGCCATCTGAGGGGAAGCGAAAGGTATCTTACGCAAATTTGGGACTATCTGAGCAAGAACAAGGACAATTTCCCTTGCTGGAATGCCGAGGACTCTCAGCTAAAAGTCCCTATCATCGCAAAAAAAGGAGGTCTTTTCTTGTAATATCTTGTCTTTTTTTAGCACCCTGCGGGGTGCTATTTTTGTTTTTGTGATTACAGAAATACATACAGAAGATTTGCATTATTGCCCAAGCACAGAGGTGTTTGGAGGTATTTTGGTGAGGCTCTACTATGCTTCTGTTTGGGACTTTGCAAAAATGGTTCTTCCCGAAGCGGAGGGCTACGAAGATAGCAGGATAATTTCTAAAGGAAATATTTTACTCAAACACGGAAAAAGTCTAAAGGCTGTGGATGTTTATCTAGACCAAGGTTCTCTATCGGAGAAGGTCACTGGCAGTGCAAAGAGATGGAAGCAGATGAGCGAGCTTTCGTTTCAGCTGACAGGAATGACGCCTAGAAACCTTGGTTTTCTTTCTCAGACGGGGAATTCTGGACTGGTGTTTTTTGTCTCGGATAGTAATGGCAGAGTTTGGGTTCTGGGAAATCTTAGAAACGCTGCATACCTTACCAGCGGAGATGCTACTTCTGGGAAGAAATTCGAAGAGGATAACATGGTAAATTTCACTTTTTCAGCTAATACAGCGCTGTATGAATATGCAGGAAGCATCGCAGAAATAGGAGAGATAGGAGAGAAGGAGGAGAAAAAACAAGTAGGAGGGTTTTCCAAAGGATTTAGTAAAGGATTTAGAATATAAAGGACTATGAGCAACATAACAACATTAGAAGAAATCAACCAACTTCTTCCCGATAATAATAACGGAGCAATTACAGAAGCAAACCTCCGAAAATGTTTTGAAAAAACTTTTACTGAATTAGATAGAAAGGCGGATGGCGGAGCAATTGGTGATATGCAGAGTCTAATTCAACAGAGAGCAAGTGTAGATGCTTCTAATATTGAAGCTGACAAGTTTTACGAAGCAATAAAACCATTTATTCCAGCATCCAGTGGAGGAGGGAGCAGTAGTGTAGCAAGTAGCAATGTGGCAAGTAGTCACCTTACTTCAACGAATGGCGCTGGGCTTACTCTTGGGGCAAACTGGTTCATTAACACAGCAGGATTTTATTATTCTATCAAAGGGCTTACTGATAAGTCAGCAGATGATAGTTTTGACAGATTCCTTATTCAGGATGCTGATGGTAAGGTGGAGAATTTCCTGCTGAACAAACTATTTAGTAGGGCTTACGACTTGGAAAACAAGGTAAGCGACAAGGCTTTTAATGGCTACCTAATGTACAATCCTACAACAAAGCAGATAGGGTTTTCAGACACAGCGAAAGTCTCTACTACATTCAATGTTCCTGCGACTATCAATGTGACTGTGAAGAATACTTTATCCAGTATCAATGTTACAGCACCAGCGAATAATCAATATTCACAAGATATAAAGAATACCATAGAGAAAATAAAACAGCTGGAAGATATAGGATTTACGCCTGTTCTTGCCTCTGAAATGGTTATAAGAACACTGGATAGAAGCAGATTTCCACAGGCGCTGATAACCAAGAATTACCAACTGCCTATGCCTTTTACTTTGAGCGATGGAATGATTGTAGGTGCGAGGTCTAATGCTTTTCCAGCTGAATTTAGGAATAATGTTTATATGTCTACACGAGAGGGAGAGGGGTTTTATTCTATTGGGATAAACAAAGAGTTACCTACGGATAGAAACTGGGTTTTTAAATTTAGAACTTACAATAGCCCTTATTTATTCCGAGATGATAGGTCAATAGGTGCTATTCACTTTTCTGATACTCTTGATGCGTCACCAAGGTCTGACTTATCTAATGATTTGATAATGAAAGATAGATGGGGAAGAGAGTATGTAATAGGAAACAACAGGATATCAGCACAGGCGCAGATTAATGAGTTAGATGGATTTGCTGATGTTTACTTGATAAAAGAAGGAGGGCTGATTACACTTTTCACAATAATGAGAAACACAGGAGTAATGGCGATATCATCATTCACAGCGCAAAATACAGATAAATACATCCATTTTGTAACGCTGTTTTCAAGCCTTTCCATTGCGGATTTTGTGATAAAAGATATAAGCTATAACATTCAATAAAACAATATATTATGAACGAAAATTTGATGATACCGAAGCAGGTGCAGGGGATTTTAGAGGAGGTAGAGAAAACACCGCTTTATCTTGCGGAGTTGCCAATGGAAGCACATCCGAAACTTCCACAATTTAACCGATTTATCCGTGTGATTAACTTGGACGCCAAGAGCGAAAATGAGTTTGTAATGTTCGGTTATAAGCAGGTTTTAAAGGATAAAGATACAGGCGAGGAAATCAATATCCAACTGCCTGCGCCTGAATGGGTGGTGTATAAAGACACTTGGAGTTACCTGCGAGGAACGAAAAATGAGCTTATCAATGTTCCTGTAAAAGATGAAGAGGGCAATGCTACGGCAGAGACACAGCCGATAAAGGTCAACAGTTACAAGTATATGCTTTGGTTGATGAAGAATAACAGAGCCACGCTATTGCAGTTAATTCAGGGGTATTTGGCTGATTTTGTAAGGACTAAAAACGAAGAATTAGATAAATTATGAAAAGCATAGGAAAGTTTATCGGTGGGCTGTTTCTGTTCCTTATAGCGTGGATGCTGTTTCTTCCATTGTCGCTACTCAATTTCTTGGCTGTGGCGATAAAGTTCAAGGATTTAGGTTATTTCAAGAGTTCGGCGGTCAATTTAGACCGTTTCGGAAACTCTGAATTTAGAACTCTTTTTAACTTGACTTTAAAGAAAAAAGAGGGTTATAAATTTGGAAACATGGAGGAAACTATCAGCTCGGTTTTGGGCAAAAACCAAAGGGATAACACACTTTCATTTGCTGGTAAAGTGCTGGTATTCATTCTTGATACGATAGACAAAAATCACTGTAAAAAAAGCATAAAAGAATTTTA